TTTCTTCCTGCTTTATATTTTGGATGTAACTTCATTCGCCATATCTCAGATTGACGACAATCTTTACCAACATACACAATAGCATCTTTGATTTTTAATTTCTTTTTTATTTCTTCTATCTTAGAATTAAATGTTGATTTATATTTTTCTACAAATTCTTCGTTTTGAAAAGGATTTTCTAACTTTATTTCTGGATTAGCATTTCTCCACCAAACATGTAAAGCGAATATACGGTAAAATATGAAGTAACTTCCGTCTATTAAAATATAGTTTGTCATTATTAGAATACTATATTAATATTCATTTAATATATCTTCAATTTTAAATAAAAATTGAAAATATTTAAATAGAATTGTTCATATGTAAACAATATGGACCCATCTGGTAATATAACTTCACTCCCTTATACCATTCCCCAGGTGGATATTTCTAAAATGGATAATAAATTAAAAGAAAGCCTTATAGAAATAGGTAAGGGTAATATTCCTCCACAAATTATTAATAATATGGATGCTAATAACAAAACAGCAGCTAATATAATGAATACTAAAGGTATGGAGGCTGCTGTTGAACATATGTTTAAGCATCCTGAAACTGGAAAACCTATGACTTATAGTGAAATGCGGTATTATTATGGATGATTTTATTTATTTATAATAAAAATAATAATTGAATTATAAATATTATTTTTATTGAGTGACAAAAAACAATGTGCCATATCTATAAACCTGATTTACTTTCTCGTGAAGAAATTGACGAATCTTTAATAGATTATAATTCATTTCATCTAACTATGTTTGATATTGATAATGTTCATTTATTTAATGATATACAACAAATGAATACTCCGTTTCATGAAAATTTACAATATATAATCGGAACTATTGTTTCATTATTTGGTATATATGCTTTTGGAGTTGAAATAATAAATAGTTTTAAAAAAAATTGATGACATTTATAAATTGTAATTTGTTACAACTATAACTACAATCACAATTATCATGAATATGCGATTGAATATCGTATATCTAGATTATACTACTCAAAGATTGACTAGCAAATCACTCTTTTGGCGTGAAATGCCTAGTCTTCCTCATATTAATTTTCAAAAATTAACAAATAAAAATACTCCATTTACTAAGGTATTTGATATTGATACTAAGTTTTCAAAGTTTATTAAAAATGATGTAGAATATTATCGAATTAATTTACAACATAATGGTGATAATGACCCAGTATGGGAACGGGAAGAATTATTAAATCATATTGGCGCTGCTATATATATATATATTCCCACTCATTCACTAACGCAAGAATCTGTTCAATTTGGATTTGACAAGTTTTCAAGTGAATCCAAAAATGAAAATATTCATGAATATAATATTCATTTTAATATTAATATTCATGATAGACTTGGTATATTTAATGTTATTAAACAAAAAATTGATTAAATTATGACATAGCAGCAAATAATCTTGATTGTGGTGACGAAAATTTAACTTTTTTCGTTTTTTTAGTCTTTTTAGTCTTTTTAGTCTTTTTAGTCTTTTTAGTCTTTTTAGTCTTTTTAGATTTCTTAGTTTTTCGTTTTGTTGTTTTTCTTTTTTTCTTTTTTCCACCTGTTAAACGAGACATATGTAAAGAATTCTTACTTAAAATTGAATTATCTAAATCATCTAATTGATTATTAGCCATATATTATATAATAAGATATTATATCATTAAAATATATATTATGGGTAAAACAAAAAAAAGAAATAAAAAAGGTGGTGGAATTGGAAACAGTAAACCAGAAAAATCAGAAAAACCACATACACCTCTGGAAAAAACGCGCAAAAATGTAAATTTTTCACCTACCACAAAACCACCATCTAGTCCAAAACAAAACAAAACAAAAAAAATGTTTATATCAAGAAACAGGGAAAGACAAAAAGCTGTAACCAAATATGAAAATCGACAGGAAAAAATTGATTTAATGGATATGATATTAGGGAAAATGCCATTAAAAGGAGGGAAGAAGAAAAGAACTAGAAGGAGAAAAAAGGGAGGAAATGAGGAAGAATGTCCTATATGTATGGAACACCTAAACGATGATGAAAAAATAACAACTGAATGTAATCATGATTTTCATAGAGAATGTTTTATTCAGAATTGTCTAACTGAATTATCTAAAGGAAACTTTAAGCAGCGAGACCGAGAAAATAAAGTATTCCAGTGTCCTAATTGTAGAGGTGATACTAAAGCAAATTGTTTAAATGATCCAGAAGTAAGAGCTATATATGAAGGATTACAAGTAAATAGGGATAATAATCACGGATTGAATTTTGATAGTGTAGAAGAATCAGAATTTTATCATATGATTGTAATATTAGGAGATAAGTTAGAAAATACAATTCAACAATCTGAAAATGGTATTATTAGTGATGAAGCGCAGGAATTATTTTTAGAGGAATTACATTCTGAGTTATTATCTAACGATGAATTATCTGATTCTGATCTAGGATATATATTAGAAGTATTTGAATCACTATTAGATAATGCGGAAATTGAATATGAATTAGATTCAATGATGATATACGAATTCACTAGAAAAATAAAGGAGCAACTTGAAGAATTTGAAGAACAGGATGAAAGTGAATTTATGGGAGGTAAAAATAAATCAAAAAAAGGGGGAAAAAGTAAAAGAAAATCAGGAACAAGAAAAAGGGGCGGAACTGTAAAACAAGGTTTCGGTTTAGGCGGAATCCAATTTGAAAAATCGACAGGTCATAAAAGGTGGGAAAAAAATCCTGAAACTGGTGAATATGAGGCACATGACCAAGATTGTTATGGAATAGGATGGTTTAAAACATGTAAAACAAAATCAGATGTTTCTAGTAAACCTTGGTGGAGTTTTTGGTAGATTCGTTATTTATATGGTAAATAATGAATTATATTATATAGATATCTAGATATCTAGACTTACAGTGTTACGGTCAGACTTTCTGCGTTTTGATCTAACTGGAACATTATCGTTTTGCATTTCTTTTAATTCACTAATACTTATAGTGCTTCCTTTTTCGTCATTATCATTTTGAATATTTACTTCTGTTTTTTTAACTTTAAGACCTGATAGTAAATTAGAAATATCAGATGGTCCCTTCATCTCTGGTCTTCTGGACTTTTCAGCAGCTGGTATACCTCTACTAGCATTCATATCAGGTCTATTAGATAAAGGAACATAACCTGGTCTTACGGGAGGAGGAGATGATGCCGGACCTTGTGTAGCCATTGGTGCCGGTGGTCCCCCACGAGCTTGAGGATTGACACTTGGTGGCATCTGTCTTTGTTGTTGATATTGTTGTTGTGGCATTTGTGCCATTGGTGGTTGTGGGGCTTGTGAACCTGAGTTAAGTGAACTCATAAATCCTCCAAGACCAGGATTAGTTTGTCCCATAGAGTTAACAGCAGCACTGGTAAATTGTTGCATTAAATCAGGATTTTGACGCATAATATCATCCATACCAGGCATTGCTGATTTGAACATACTATTTGTCATATGAACCATAAGCGCACTACCACCTAATTGAAACAATAGTTTTAATTCCGGTGCCATAGTCGCCTTTGACTTATATTTTTCATGAAGTTCCGCAAAAATCTCATCATAATCATCAATATTTTCATTAATTTGTTCACCCCATCCGTCTAACTTAACATCAAATGGATCGAAACGGTTATTTAAAAACTCTATTCCGGTAATACACGCCATTAACATTTTACCCTGAAATTTAACAGCGTTCTTTTTCTCCTTCTCGGCTACAATAGATTCATATTCTCCCTTCATTTCTAGTAGATTTGACTCCATATCATATTTTTTTGTTAGCTTGATACCTTTCTTTTCTAAATCTTCTAATTTTTGTAGGTATACAAATTTCTCTTTTAATAACTCTTCTTTTGATAATTTGGGTTCAACATTGCTCTTGGTAATATCAGGATTAATTGGGATATCATTAAATTTTCCATAACCATCCCAAGTCTTCTTTTCTTCTTGAGATTGTTCTTTCGTAGAGGCTCCTAAATTTAACGGCTCTGGAACACTTGTAACATCATCTACAATAGGATCATCTAATACTTCCTCATTCAACTTAAATCCAGATGAGAACATATCAGAACGGGCTGATTTCATAGATTTTTTAGGACCATCCATACCTGATAAGTCATTTAATTCATCTTCTAAGTTTGATAAATCATTTACATCAATATCACTTGATAAACCACTACTTCCTCCTGATTTTTTCTTATCATTCATTAGTAATTCTATACCAGATCCAAAATTCGATGAACTTCTGCCACCAATATTAATATCTGTTATATCATCTAAACTATTAGATATATTAATAGATCTTCCTGAATCTAGATTGCTTATATCGATAATTTCGGGTTCGGTCATTATGAATTAATTAGAAACTTTAATTTTAAATCAAACACATTAATATATATATTTTTTGTTCTTCAAAAACCAGATTCCTTGTAAAAAACAATCTGCTAAATCATCCTTTTTCTTATGTGTGTTAAACATATCTAAATATTGACAAATATCTTTATTGTTAATTAATATTTCTTCACATATTTCAATACCTTTATGTTTTCTCTCTGAATAAGTTGTTTTGGTTGATATATAATCCTTTAATTTATTAGAAGCAGATATAAACTGAATATCTGTTACATCATTTAAAATAAAATATTGTGCTATCATTCCTTGTAATGTTTTCATTCTATTAGCAATCGGACTAATTTGATTTTCTATTATCACTGTATCAATTTTTATATTTTCGTATAAATTATTTAATTTATCTTTCAAATTAATACCTATTTCAATTAAATTCAAATCATTACAATTAACTTTATTAGAAAAAGGAATTACATATTTGTCTGGTATTATTTTTTCAAAATAATCCAATAATAATACTTTACTTTTTTTACTATCAAATTCAATATTATGTCTTTTAAATATTTCTTTAATATCATTTACCTTTGTCTTTTTTAAATTTTTCATTTCCAATTCTTTATCAATCAATGTTAGTCCAGTATCTGCTATATGCTTTTTACAACAATGAATCCCTTTATTACTGAATTTGGCAGACTTACTACACATAAAACATTTGACATCGATTTCATTACATAGATTAACTACATCCCAATTTAGTAT